GCCGCTGAGCGTGACTTGGAGGTGGCCAAGGTGACGGCATCCTATGACAAGCAGATCGAGGCAGCCGGGAAGAACTCGAAGCGTGCCCAACAGCTGGAGAAGAAGAAACAGAAGGATATCGCCAAGATTAAGAGCGACTATAATAAGAAGGCTCAGACCATCGAGATTGCCCAGGCGATAGCATCGACGGCCATGGCCGCCATCAACGCCTATGCCAGCGCATCGAAGGTGTCCTGGATTCTCGGCCCGATTGCTGCTGCCATGGCAACAGCAGCAGGCGCCCTGCAGATCGCCACCATCAAGAAGCAGCACCAGGCTGAAGCAGCCGGTTACTATGAGGGTGGTTTCACAAGGAGGGACAGAGATAACCGCCGTGAGGTGGGTGTGGTGCATGCCAACGAGTTTGTGGCCAACCATGAGGCTGTGGCCAACCCCAATCTGGCTCCGGTGCTCAGGATGATCGATGAGGCTCAGCGCAACAACACTGTCGGCTCCCTGTCGGCTGAGGACGTGAGCCGTGCCATCGGCCAGGGGCGCATCCTGGGGCAGACGGTGGCGGCTCAGCAACAGATGGCCGCCCATGGGGACCAAGGCCTCTCAGTTGTGGCTGCTTCGGTCCAGGAACAGACCGATGCCATCGCTCGCCTGCAGCAAGCCCTGGACGACGGCATCGAGGCGTATGTGGTCATGGATGGTGAACGTGGTCTGGATAAGCAGTACCGGCGTTACCAACGGCTGACGCAGAATCCTCGCAGGTAGCTCGCGTATTTGACATAATGTTGCCCGTGTAGCGGTCATTCCAGGAGTGGAGTGGCCGCTTTTTTATGTGCCCTGAGCGCATGTTTTCTTCAAAAAATTGAGCAGGTTTTTAATTCTACAACGCCTACAAGAGCTACATTGCGTAAAATCAGCGGTTTAGCGGTTTTTCTCTATGCCTACAAACCGCTACAAGCGCCTACATTTTTCTACAAATTAATGACTTTGCCTACAAATATCTACTATTTCTACATTTGTAGGCAGGGTGGGGCGAAGCCCCGAAAAATATAACTATGTCTCTTTCAGTGCTTTAAATATTTGTAGTTGAATGTAGGCGTTGTAGTCGCGAAAATGTGCCCACTATTTTGGATTTAATTTTTCCAACGATATATTGTTGGAACCAACGATTTATTGTAACTTTGTGGTCTACCTCCTATGGCACAGATTGTTATATACATCAGACTCGAAAAGTACCTGGCTGAGTGGCTTACGCACTCGCTGGGGAATCCAGTGAAGTTCCCGTCGCAGTCCAACGAGAACGCGGTCATCCGCGCCTTCCTGCAGCAGGTCCCCGAAGGCGAGACTCCTCAGACCGGTGGCGAAGGCTACACGGCGATCGTCATCCCGGAGTCGAAGGCGAAGCCGCCCGAGAAGTGGCACTACATGGGACCGAAGGGACAGGATGCCGTGCGTGAGGCCATCAAGGACCTGTTCACCCAGAACCTGTGGGCCGACCTGTCCAAACTGGAGAATGCCCACATCGGTGTCAACACCCGCATCGCTGCCTGGTGTGAGATGCATGGCATTGATTTGGATCGCGTGGAGACGGTGAGGCAGAAATATTATCGCATCCGCGAGGCCTATACTAAACGAGGAATAAACCTCCAAAATTATGAGCGGAAAAAATCGGACAAGGAGACCTGAATTTCGAAAATGCGAACAGCCTTGCACAACTCCGCACAAAGTGAAACAAACCTCAACAAACCATAACTAGATTGAACAAAATGGCACAACTGCTGAATAATATCGTCAAGGTGGAATGGATTCTGTCTCCACGCCACATGCGTAACCTGGTGCTGCTCGATGACCATCGTGTGGCCCTGCAGTATTATCGTCCGTTCCATGTCCTGTGCATGGATGGCTTGGCTTCATGCGAAGTGAGCGAGGCCATTGAAGATGGCTCAAGAGTCACTACCATAAGGTTGACGGCGCACACAACCGAGGACTTCCATGTGGACAATCGTCGGCTGTGCTGGCGCATCACCACCGTCGATGGTCGTCAGTACCTCATCGGGCTGGATGAACAGCCCTGGCCGGTGGCAACGGTGGCCGATGCCTATCCTGACAAGGCGACCGAGCGAAGCGGCAAGACGGTCACGGTGACGTGGACTACCCGTCTTGGCCTGCTTGAAATCATCAATGACACGATTTGATTTCTACCATAAAATTAAGAATGTTTGGCCCGCAATACCGCCGTGAGGCCCTATTGCGGGTGTTTTTGCGTCTTTTCTCACAATATTACACAGAAGTAACTTTGCATCAAAAGCTATAAGTATGAATTATCAGATCATCATAGACGACTACATAGGCGACTGGTGGCTGGATACCGACAAGGCTTCCATCCGCCGGAAGCTGGAGTCCTATAAGGGCAAGCATGTGGACATGAAGATCTCGTCGCTGGGCGGTAGCCTGGATGACGGTCTTGACATCCGCCAGCAGCTGCTCGATCACGGCGACGTGACGTGCTACCTGAGCGGATTCGTGGCCAGTGCTGCTACGGTCATCGCCATGGGCGCAAAGACCGTCAAGATGGGCAAGTACGCTTTCTTCCTTGTGCACCGCTGTTCTAACTTCGTAGATATCTGGAAACAGGTCAACGCAAAAGACATTGAGTCGATCATCGCCGACCTGCAGAAACTTCACGATGAGAACGACAAGATTGACCGCGTGCTCGCTGCCATGTATGCCGCCCGGTGCAAGAACCACACCGAGGAGGAACTGATGGCGCTGCTTGATGAGAGCAAGTGGCTCACGGCACAGGAAGCCCTGGAATGGGGTTTCGTGGATGAAATCGTGGACCAGCCCGAAGAGGACGCTCCCGAAGTGACGAAGGCGATGGCGAAGAAGTTCAACGCTGTCGGCCTTCCGCTTGCGGGCCTTGAAATCCAGAACGAGAGCCTCAGCAGCCGCATCCTGCATGAAGTGCTGGATGCCGTGCGTGGCTTGAGCTCGAAACTGGATTCCCGCGCAACCGAAGTAACAAACCATAATACTGAACCGAGCATGAAGAAGTTGATTTCATTTCTTGCGCTTGCCATGGTGCTGTCCATGGACAAGTTTGAATGCGAGGAGGGCGGCACCTGCCAGCTGACGGATGAGCAGCTGGGCAAGCTGGACGCCAAACTCAATGAACTGAACGCACAGCACGACGCTGACCAGCAGGCCATCGTCGAGCGTGACACTACCATCGCCGAGCTTCGTGAACAGGTTGCCAACCTGCAGAAGGCTCCCGGCGAAGAGACCACCAAGGTCGATGAGACGACTGGCGAGGACGCTCCTGCGGTCACTACGAGCAAAGATTTGTATGACTCCATCAAAGACATCATCTAACCATGGGTAGAGCAGTTATCACCCCCACTGAATTGGCGCAGAGCGCCCACAAGTTCCGTCGTGAACTTATCCAGGTCCCCATGCATGCCATGCGTGAGACCACCCAGTATATGACCGTGCGCACGGGCATCCGCTACAAGGAGACCGTGGGCGAGTTGAGCGGCAACATCGACCTGGGCCCCTACTCTGAGACCCGCATCGACAACACCGACATCACCATCAAGGGCCGCACCCTGGAGACCTTCCTGGGCAGCGTTGTGAAGAAGTTCAGCCCCAACAGTGTTGTCAAGAGCATCTATGACAGCGCGATCACCAAGGGCGAGCAGCTGACCAACGTCGAGATTGCCCGCCGCGTGCTGGCCTTCCTGTCGGCCAAGTTGGGCCACAACTTGCAGTCGCACATCTTCAACGCTGTGCGCAATGACAACGGCACCACCAGCGCCGACCTGTTCAACGGCTTCGACACCATCGCCGCCGCCGAGATTGGTGCTACCACCCCGACCATCAGCACGACGATTGGCAACCGCTTCAACTTCACGGCTGCCATCACCGCCAGCAACGCCGTTGACCAGATCACCGCTCTGTGTGAGGCTGCCAGCGAGCTGCTCGTGTCCGGTGCCCGCAAGGTGAACCTGTACTGTTCTCCGGCCATCTACCGTGCCTACCTGAAGGATTATCAGGCAAGCAACGGTGCCCTGCCTTACAACACCGAGTTCCGCAAGCTCGTTGTCGAGGGCTTTGAGCAGGTGAACTTCGTGCCCCTGTACAACATGGCCAACTCTCCCTACGTCTACATCTCTCCCGCCAGCAACATGCTCGTGGGCTGCAACCTGGAAGGCGAGGAAGAGGACATCACCATCGAGAAGCACGAGGCCTTCGTGCTCCAGTACATCGCCACGATGTTCTTTGGTGTTCAGTTTGAGTCCATCGCTCCCGAGAACCTGATGGTGGGTGTGCTCTACACCGGCAGCTAATTGTTGAACCGCTTAAAAAGAAAGGATAATACTATGCCTAACAACAATGAATGCGCTAACGAGGCCCTGTATGACAGCCTCAAGCACTGTAAGGGCACGACCGTGCTTCCCGGTCTGCGCCCGCATGTGTACTACATCCCCAAGAGCGACATCGTGACGTGGCCCACCCGCACCAAGGTCGCCGACACCGGTGCGACGATGAAGAAGCTCGGCCAGCTGACCGGCGACTTCGTGCTCGCTGCCGACAAGAAGTGGCGCAAGATCGACCTGGTGACGCCCCAGTCGAGCGTGTCGAGTGAAAGCCAGGGCGAGAAGCCCAGCAAGACTTTTAACAACCAGGCTAGCTTCCGCTATCCCGGTCTGAACGCCGACGCTGTTGGTTTCTGCCGCCAGGCTAACGCCGATGACCTGGTGTTCCTGTGGCCCCAGCGTGATGGCCAGTACCGCTGCCTTGGCAACGAATCCTTCGAGACCAATGTTACTCCCGCCCAGGAGTCCGGATCTTCGGAGACCGACCAGGCTGGTACCACCATCAACGTCGCCGTGACCGACGAGATGCCCAGCCCCTACTACCTTGGCAAGATCGAGACCGAGGACGGTAACTACAGCGGTGAGGACGGCTCGCTCATCACCGGAGGTTGACAACCTGCTTTCATATCGTAATTTCATAGGAGTTGCGGGCTCTCTTCGGCAACGGCGAGAGCCCGCTTTTTAATACCAAAAGTTATCATGGATGATAAGTTTACACAGAAGATTCAAGACTGGCTGAACACGCCGCCCATGGAGCGCGACATCATGGCTGGAGCAACGATGCTGCTGCAGATGAACCGCAATCGCGTTCTCTATGCCAACATCACCCGTCGCCCTGACCGATTCGGTGATAAACTGGAGTATGAGTTGCGCAAGCATCTGCGTATCCGTCTGGACGGCATGACGCTGGCCGACGTGGTGAAGATGGAGCGTGAGGTGATGCCTCGCGTGGAGCAGACTCTGAAGGATGCACCGGTCATCACCACCGATGCCGAGTTGCCTCAGGGCACCATCGCTCGTGGCAAGCGTCCTGATCATGACCAGCTGCCTGTCGAGATCCAGGCCCTGTGGGACGGCAACATCGAGAACTACCACAAGGTGCGCGACCTGCACCACCGTCTCAAGGAGATGGAAGCAGCGCCCCCGTGTGACCGCTATGAGTACCTGAAGCTGCTGGATGAGGCGGACCGCAAGTATCGCGAGAACCTGGCGAGGTATGACGGCTTCGTCC